ATCGAGTCTGTGGATGATGCAGAGGCAATTTGTAAAGGTAATAGGTCTAATTTTACGGGTACTCAGACAAATTGGGATAAGTACATCAATAGGATTGGTCCCAACTGTTGCCCTTGAATAATTAATTTAAAATGAGGGAAAACCCCAAAGTAGATTACCATTTATGCCCTGATAGAATCAGAGACGGCTAATATTATTACGCCAACGATGAACGCTATGATGACATAATTTAATTCAGTATCTTCATCACCCAACGGCCCCTTCTCGGGCTTGGTTTCACTGACAACTACCTGTTGTCGTGGGGGAGGTGGTTCTAGTTCCTCCAGCGGACAATACGCTATCATTTATAATATACTTTAGAGATTTATTTCAGTCTTCTTTTTACGTCGAACCCTCTTGGGTTTTGACGCGTCGACATTCACTTCCTTCACCTCACCCCCGGTAGATTCGCCTGAAATAGAGACGATGTCAGAGAATTCATCCTCATCCTCGATTGTTGGGGTGGAGGTGGTGAGAGTAGTGTTCATCGGGGGTGGAGGGGGCATCATAACACCACCCATCAAACTGGAAATATCCATACCGGGTCCCCTCATTTCGTAATTACCGGTCCCCCCGATCGGTGGTTCTCCTGTATTTTCACCAGGGTTCCTATTAGTGTTTTGAACCGCCGACATCATGTTCTTCACCAAATCGGGGTTTTGCTTGAGGACGTCATTCATGTTTGGTATCGCAGTCTTAAACATACTGTTAGTCAAGTGGAACATCATCGCCGAACCCCCGAGCATCATGATTAACTTCACCTCTGGTGCGACATTGACCTTGGATCTATACTTGACATACAATTCCTCAAATACAGTATCATAGTCATCAACATTTTCCATGATGGATTCAGACCAACCCTCCAATTGAACCTCAAAGGGGTTGTATCTCTTGTTGAGAAACTCTAGACCAGTGACACAAGCCACTAACATACGCCTCGAGAATCTAATAGAGTGTTCTACATCTATGCTGTAAGTAATCCGTTTAACCTCGGCACGGAGTTCATCCACATTCGAATACGCGGTGAGACGTTTGTTCACAGTAAATCCCTTCTTCTCTAGACGAGCAAGTTTATTTAGAAGATCCGACTTTTCTTCATCTATGGAAGTATACCCTTTGGAAGGTTTCTCCTCCTGCATTTCTGGAGCACCCATATTATCCTCATCGTAGCCCATGTCGTCCTCCCCGTAATCAATTTCCTCAGTCTGTGCCGTGTGGTTGGGGATGGACTGCTTGTTAGGATTTACAAAAGCATCCATCGCTTCCTGGTGTTGTACGGGTGGTCGTGGTCCATACGAGGTTTTCTGAGGACGCTGCACTGGTCTATGCTGTGGAACAGAAATCTCTATCTCGTCCATAAGCGCCTGTTCATCAGCATCTAATTTCATAACAGTTGTGTGTCCTCTATCGAGAATGATATCTTCGTCCATCTACTCTCTCTGTAGAAACTAAAAAAATTATCTTTAACGCACTTTAAAAAAATCTAATTATATAGTAAAAATGTTCAACCTTAACAAAACCAGTCGCAACGGCTTGATGTACGTCATGGTCCTCATGTCTCTCATCTCTGTTCTGGCAATCATACAGGGTGGGTCCAGCAATTATCAACCCAGGCCAATCACCGTCAATGCTATCAGTGAAAAATCTATTTTTGATCTCGAGCATAAAGAAGAATGTGTCCCTGGGTCCCCCAAAGGTAGCCCTTACACCAAGTCTCTCACCCCGGGTGGACTCTGTGGTGCTCAAGATCTTGTGAGTGCTCACGCTGGTTATTCCATCACAGACGGAATTGGTGGATCTTTAATCTAAGTGTATATAAATGGTGCACCCAATCCCAGATCTCAATTACGAGTATCACACAATAACTCTTGATTCTACTGGACAAAGTGCCAATACTTTTACATGCTATTTGGAAAACCCACTGCAAAATGTTGTTCAGGCTAAACTTGTGGCCTCCCACATCCACACAAAAACGTCGAATCAACATATCTATATATCCATCAAGGAACTCGATAGTAACTTCAACGATAGGGCAACCATGACGCTAAATGGTGCAGGCACAATTGGTAACGTTAGAGGATCTTTTGCGAGCCTCATTTCTGATATTACAGCGGTAGGAACAAGTAACCATATTAATAACTTCAAGGATGAATATGATGTGAGCACACAATATATCAACCCAATTCGTCGTGTTGGTCGATTCACAGTCAATATTTATAATCAAGTGGGTGAACTTATTACACCCAACACCACAGGCACACCAAATTTTCTCATCATAAAATTTGTCTGTATGAAACCCAATATGTAATTTTTCTTGTTTAATTGTAACAAACGATGTCAGCCGGTATAACTCAACTTATAGCCGTCGGTGCCCAGGATGAGTATATCATGGGTAAGCCGGAGATATCGTTCTTTAGTTCCACATTCAAAAGACATTCTAATTTTTCACAATCCATTGAAAAACAAACCATTTATGGAGCGGTGAAAAATAATTCCATGTCAAGCGTTCAATTCGAACGATCAGGCGACCTTTTGGGGTACGTGTACTTCACTCTAGATGATACAAATCAGGCCCTGGATAGTCAGCGGTGGGATAACATCATCGACAAGGTCGAGCTTCTCATAGGTGGATCTGTGATAGACACACAGGATTCCATCTTTACCGAGAAGATCGCCATCGATACTTTTGCTCAAAACGTTTCTAAAAGTGCCAACGGAACACATCCAGGTGTGAGCGCACGTTCCTACTTTTATCCTTTACGTTTCTTCTTCTGTGAAGGTCCACAATGTGCTTTACCCCTCGTGGCGTTGAATTATCATAACGTCGAAGTTCGTATACATTGGGCTAGCCAGGCGTCCAATTACAATGTTGAAATGTATGCCAACTATTATTATTTGGACAATGAAGAGCGAGGAAATATTGCTTCCAGAAAACATGATCTCTTGATCACACAAGTTCAAAAGAATATAGCTTCTAATCACACCACCCAAGAATTGTACTTCAATCACCCTGTTAAGTATATAGCCTCCTCAGACACCACAACAGATGGCGCCCTAACTTCTCCAACCAACAAGGTAAAAATAACAATTAATGGTCTAGACCTGTGCACACCTCGATGGGGTAAACCACATTTCATAGATGTCATGGCATATTATCACACCAATTTTGTCACTTCACCAGACTTTTTCTTGTACTGCTTTTGTCTTTCGACTAGTTCCCTACAACCAACGGGAACGTTGAACTTTAGTCGTCTAGATTCTGTAAAAATTGTCAGTGAAAGTATGCCCATAAACCACCCATTTTATGCAGTAAACTATAACATATTACGCATCGAGAACGGGATGGCAGGACTTCTTTATGCAAATTAAAATAACAGATTATATTAAATGGTTAAGAATTTGCCGACGGTGGAGAGATCCACTAAAATCCGTTTTGGTAAACACACACTAGAGGATCAGGCTGAAAATACCATTGTTTTCAATGCCAGTGATACTGCATTGCAAGCTACTAGACCCGGAGCCGTGTATCTCTCACCCATCCGATTCAGGGAAGATTTTTCTGATCCCCAAATTGTGCTTCTGATGTATGATAAAACAACCGGTGAAATAACCGAGTCAGGTTTCCTGGCGTCCGAGGCTCTTGCGCCCAAATTGTCATATGTGACTGCTTTCGGTAACACAACCCCTCACACGATCCAGTTTACTAATCCCACCACAGCATTCACCACATCTGGTAATGTTCATATTAATGGGGATTTAGAAATTCAAGGAAATGTTCAATTTAGTAACGGAACCATCACCGAAATCAAAAATACAGATTTAGTGGTGGAGGATCGTATCATCGGTGTCGCTCATAACAATACCCAAACTGGTCTGGATACTGGAATTATAATTAATTACCCCAATCAAAATGTGGGAATCATTCACCATGGTGATGAAAACCCCAAACGTTTATCAATTGGGTATACACAAAACTCTTCCACAGATACTGTCATCACAGCAGACTCTAACAACATCACCCTAGATGTTCTCGGTGATTTGAAAGTTCAAAATGATGCCCAAATTTTTGGTGCTTTATCCACCACTACTATCACAGCTAGTGGTAACGTATCTGCTGTTGGCACTGGAACATTCACTGGTGATGTATCCGGTGCCGCTGGAACCTTTACTAGTAATGTATCCGGTGCCGCTGGGATATTTACTAGTAATGTATCAGGTGCCGCTGGGACGTTTACCGGTGATGTATCCGGTGCTGCAGGAACCTTTACTGGTAACGTATCTGCTGGTGGCACTGGAACATTCACTGGTGCAGTTACAGGTGCGGGTTATAGTGGTGGTGCGATTCAAGGCACTACTATCTCAGCTACTGATGGAACGTTCAACGGTAACGTATCTGCTGTTGGCACTGGAACATTCACTGGTGCAGTTACAGGTGCAAGTTATAGCGGT